GTTATTCCACAATGTGCTGTTTCAAATGACTATAAAGCTGCAGTTTCAGAAATGAAAAAGCTGCTCATGAGTCATCTCGACAGTTTCGAAGTGGATCCGTTCGTACCTGGTCATGGACCGGGAGCCGTCGCGTCACCAGAAATAAAGTGTTGGTATGAGAAACACACCAATGCTTGTTCTGATGCGCGCGTAGGCTACCTCCTAAGCCACGCAGATCTTGGAGACCAGTCTGACTATCTACCCTTTGTTAAGGCAGATATGTCGACTCGTACCTCGCGGTACATCTGTGTCCCTAAGACCTGGAAGAAGTTGAGAGGTATCTCTGCAGAGCCCATCGAGTTGCAATTTTGGCAACAAGGTGTTCTCGGTAGAATTGACTGGATGTTCCGTCACGATAAGTGGTGGGCCAGCCGTGTCAATCTTCACGATCAACAGCGATCTCGAAAACTAGCCCTAAAAGGGTCGGTTGACGGGTCACTGGCGACTGTGGACCTTTCTTCTGCTTCAGATTCGGTGACATTGCAACTCGTTCGAGACGTCTTCGGAAATACCGAGATGGCTCGATGGCTCTTGGGAACGAGATCGACCCACACACTGTGTGGGTCGACACTTCTTCGGATCAACAAGTTTGCCCCTATGGGCAGTGCCTGTTGTTTTCCTACGGAGTGTATTATCTTCACTCTTGCAGCCGAGGTTGCTGTGTCCCGTACCCGTTCCAGCAGCGACAAGTGTCGCACTGTGTGCGTGTACGGAGATGACATCATCTTACCAAGCTATGCTGTCCAAGAACTTTTCTTGATTCTCACAGCGTTGGGATTCTCTGTTAATACGGAGAAAACCTTCTCTGAAGGAGAATTTCGCGAAGCTTGTGGCATCGAAGCTTGGAACGGGGTTGATATCGCACCATGTCGTTTTCGATCATGGCGATCCGGTATCAGAGCCCGTTACTCAGACTATGCTGAGATTGATTCTCTCTCTTCACTAGCGAATGAAATGCTAGCTCGAGGGTTGCATGACACACGCAAGTACCTGCTTCATGCTCTTTTAAATAAGAGAATAAAGCTCGGTAAATCTCGCGAGTTGTCTGTGCAGGATTCAATCTTTGCAACCTTTTCTGGCGAGAGGAATACTCTCGCTTCATTCACGCCCACCAACTTCAATTTGGTAAAGAAGTTGAGTGGCGCACTGCAGACATTAGTCTACAGGCGTGTTGTGTGGCAGGAAAGGCTGATTCACCCAATCAGTGATGAGGCAATGGCCTCTCACTATGACGAAATGAATTTCGTCACCTGGCTAACCAGACATCAAACTGGTTGGACAGATTGGGATGAACTCTGGTCACAGGGGTTACTCGATGAGATTAGTACAATTACTAATTCACGTTTGCCCATTGGAGTTATGATGGTACCCACTGTAAAGTGGGGTTTGGCTCCTAGTGCTGATTTTCTCAGTCACTAGTGCCTTCATCATGTCCTTTGAGGGAGTCTGTTAAACACCATATTGCTATAGTTGATTAACTACCGACTATGACATTACTGTCTGTTTAAAAGATAATGTATCCTTTTGGATCATCTTCTTATGGCAGGAGCGCCTTTACGGG